TCAACTCCGAAGATGTCTTCATCAATCCTGGCGCAAACGCCATCGTCGCTGCTTCGCCTCTTCGCAATCTCGAGTACACTAGCCGCTTCCAGGTGCTCGACAGTGTCCTGATCGAACCCCACATGCTCGCGGCTTCGTACGATGGAACAAACATCGAAACATTCGGAATGGTATGCCCATTCAAGCTCTCGTCCAATGCCGAGTTCATCACCAACTACTCCGACACGACCGCTGTGATCGCGAACATCGTCGACACGTCGCTCCACATCGTGGCCTTCTGCACGGCAACAGGCCCAACATTGTCGTACAATGCACGCGTGCGTTTCGTTGGTTAATTGAATCTTCGTTTTTTATTTTAAATGCAATTCTCCGTTTTCTCTCAAAAATGACCGACGAACCATACACCAATGGTGATGGCGATGTCGAAATGCAATCTGGCGTTCCTGTTCGTCTATACCAAGGTGGCTATAATGGATGCCCTACACTTCGCGTACCATGCGCCGATACTGGTAATGACGGCGATGTTCTCACCCTTGACAACGGCGTCGCCATCTGGCAAGAACCAGCTGGTGGCTCCTTATGGAACACTGAAATCAGTCTTCCTGCAAATAATTGGCTATCGCCCGGATATCCTTACTTTTCGCTGTTCGAATGTGCCTATTCGCTCAACGCGAACGATTTCACAATCGCACCCGTCCCACAAACTTCGTCTCTTCTCGGCTCTTACGCGACAAATGTCTCATCCGCTGATACCTGGCCTATCGGCACAGGTACAGGTACGTCGATTTCAGTTGCCTTCCCGACGACAACCAATGGTCAGCGACTCTCCACCACGCGGGCTGGCTACTCGGCTTCTTACTTCAAACCTTTCAATTTCGAATATCCTTTCGTTAACTGGCGAGTTGCCATTACATGGACTGGGGCAACAACAACCTGCACATGGCGTTTGTTGAACGGTTCGTCGCCAGACACTGACGCTAACGCTTACGCATCTGGCGGTCTCAGCGGAAACGGATCAAGCACTATCACCGTTCCCTCCGCCATCAACTCAACTTCGTCAAACCCGACAGCGCCGCGATTCATTGCGACTCTCGCGGACAGCCGCACGTGGACAGTTTCAATACGACGAGTATCGGTTCCATGAATGAAAACATTTTCTTTTAATCTCGAGCACACTCGTCGCGATCCATATCGCGCGCTCTCGCAATCTCCCAGTCGGTAGCCTCCTTGTCGAGCTCGAACTGCACAGAGCGTGCAACACTGCGATGCAATGCACTCTGGGCATACGTCGGCGGCACTGGATGACTAGCCACAGCGACCGCCTCCTCTTCTTTCTTTTCTTCAATTGGCGCCAACATGCGCATGTACTCCACATGATCGTGATACGAAAAGAGCTCGTCCCAGTACATCTCTCCGCGATAGGCTGGAACCAATTCGCTCACACGGTGCACCACCAAAGGATCCGGCCCCATGTACTCAACGCGACCGCACGCGCCTTCCAGACGGCGCTGCATTGCGCCAAGACCGATTTTCTTCCACCAATTCGCCGGCGGTTCATTGCTGGTAATGATGACCTTCTTGGCAAGGAACGGCGTCGCCCCGCCCTTCGTATCGACAAGCAATGGATAACGGTCGCACATACGTTGCATCAAATCACGTGCGATCCATCCATAAAACTCGTCGATCACGACGGTTTCTTCACCGTCGTACCCATCAAACCAAACAGGTGAGTTGGGGCTGGGCTTGCGGAGCCAATAGGCTCCTGGTCCAGCTTCTTCGTGGGCCCGGCGAGACTTGCCTACGCCTGGAGGCCCCCACAGCACCAGGCAAAATGTATGCCAGTTGCGTTCTCCGGCACGCTTGAGCATGCGATAGCGCTGAATAGCCTTGTGATACTTCAGCCAAATACCGAAGCTGTCCTCACTCTCGGCGATCGCCTTCTCGGTGACTCCAGTGTCCAACTTGCGCTTCAACAGCGTAAGGTCCATGCGCTTGCCCTGGTCGGCGACTTCAGGTTCGTCGCCGACACTCCACGGACCATCGCGGCGAGTATCTTCCTTCGTGCAGTACTCTTTTGCTTGCGCATGAGTGCCTTGGCGCGCTTCCCAATGGGCACGACCATTGACAGAAGACTTCAGCCAAGACATCTGCTTCGCTCCTTCAAAGATCACATATCCTTGCAAATGAGGTGTTGAATTCTCACCAACCTCGCGCTGCCAGACGCAGTACTCGACATGCGGCCACGTGGCAGGCTCCTCATTTGTTGCCGGGTTATTGATGGTAAACATCCAATATTTAGAACGTCGTTGATTCATATTTGATTCAATTCTGATTTGAAATTATCATTTCATGATTTCAAATTTTCATTTTACAAAGGGTCTGAAAGTCTTAAAATCCGAAACAAAAAAAATTCGGATTTTCAGACCCAGTCTGAAAAGACGGGCTCCCTTTTCAGACTTTCAGTAATATAAATATTTTTTTTTTCTTTCTTTTCTCACTCAAAAATTCAAACAACCATGAGCAAAATTCCAAAGAACGTCGCGGTCATTGACCTGACTGTCGAAGATGAAAAAAATAAAAAATTCATTTCCGAATGGAAAGCCAAACACGGCGTGATGCGTCAGAGCACACTGCAGTCAAAGCCGGAAGCCATGACTGCATGGGTTTTTCAACAAGGCTGGACTATCAAAGATATGCGAGCCTGGACGGCCATGTTGGATGGCGTCAAGTTTGAAAAATTCGAAGGCGAATGGACTGACCCCTTCAAATTGCTCTACCTCACTCTCGATCTTGCGGAGCATTTGCAAGTGCATCCTATTGGAATGTTGTGCTTCGCCCGCGTCGAGCACGGAATCACTACGTGGGATCTCGAGGGACTCGACAAGTTCAAGTCGGTCGTCATACCCGTCTCAGACGATGAGTCTGACGGCTATGAGACTGATGGTCCTTCGACGTGTGCCACCACCTGCCCAGACGCACCAAAGCGCAAGCGCCTGTGCTTCGTTGAAGACGAGGCAGGTGAAGTCGAAGATCGGGGCGCTGAGAGCGATACGGAGTCGTACAATATGGCGTCACAAAAGTACCAAGAATAAACTCAATCACTTGACAAATTTCATTTGCGTGATGTTCGTCTTTGACTTGCGACTAAAATATGCCCGCGTCCAAGTAAACAGGGCGGTCATGCCTGGACAGCAAGCTGACCAGGGGGTGTGACAGCCTTAACAGGCTGTAAACGTGCGGCCTTCGGCCGCAGACGGCCGCTGCGCGGCCTGGCGCTGCGCGCAGCAAAATAGTTAAGCGCCGACTCGCTGCGCTCGCGGCGTGACCTTCCGGTTAACGTCTGGACCACCGCTGTGAGGCCTCTTAAATTGTGATCGGCTCACGCGGTTCGACGTTTAGGTTAGGAACTCCTGGATTATCTTAAAATCAATCCTAAGTCGTTTTAAAAAATTAGTCCGAACCGAGGTTCGAACCCACTACCGTGGTATTCCTCATATTTCCTAACGGCTATATTTCGGAAACAGTTTCGGAATGCTGAGCTTCCAAAACGTGTAAAAAGTTGCAGGTAATACTAGAGTGATCGGCGATCACTTTTCTGCAACTTTTTAACGTCCGGCTTTCGCCGAACTATTTTTTTCACGTTACCTTAACGTAAAAAGTTGGAATTCGTGTCGCATCACCACGATTCACAACATCAAGTATGAGAGTTTTTTTTAGATTTATGTGCCGTTGGGTATTTTGTTGTATAGCGCCCAACGGAGTCAATGTGAGGACGTCAGATGACATACCTGACTCTCACACCGACAAAAAACCGGTGGAAAGGAGGAAGGGTGATGGTGGTAAGTAGAGACAGGATATTCATTCCTGACCTATACGGACAGCCCTACGGGCCTGTCCTACCCCTAACCTTAATCTGACAGCCCTACGGGCTGTCATGACCTACCCTAACGCTTAACCTAACCTAACTGACAGCCCTACGGGCTGTCATGTCACACATATCACTCACGTGATACGTTATATAATTACAATCTAAATTTGCGGGACGCAAAATTCTTTTTTTTCTTTTTCTCTTTTTTATGAAAATTAGACTCGTAAACAATGTCTGGTAAGAAGCGCTCTCTCTCATCCATGTCTACCTCTGCGCTCAAGAAACGCGCAAAGAAGTATGAAAAGGCAAAGGCTGGCCGCACTGTTATGGCTCAACGCCGTAACATCAAAACCGCTCTCGCACGCGGTAACGTTCGTACCGGCGGTTTCCTCGGAATCGAATTGAAATTCGCCGATTCCGCGCTTGTGGCTGCTGCGCTCACTGCCCCGACCAATGCCGCTGGAGGCGAGTTCGACCCCGCCACGCTCTTGGCTCTCAACTCCATCGCACAAGGCGACGGTGAGAGTCAACGTGACGGCAAGCAAGTCTGCATCAAATCTGCTTATGTCGTTGGCAACGTTGTCATCCCCCCTCTCGCGAACCAGACCGCCGGCACAACTGTGCCTCAGGTCTTTGTCGCGCTCGTCCTGGACAAACAGTCCAATGGAGCACAGCTCAACTCCGAAGATGTCTTCATCAATCCTGGCGCAAACGCCATCGTCGCTGCTTCGCCTCTTCGCAATCTCGAGTACACTAGCCGCTTCCAGGTGCTCGACAGTGTCCTGATCGAACCCCA